CAAATCAACGCTAGTTATTTTTTTAACTATCCCATATAGTTTTGTAACTGCGTCATCCATAGATGTTGCAGATATATAAGAACCCAAATCATACTTTTCAACTTCAAAAACATATGTTTTTTCTGTTGTCATTATGATTCTCCCAGAACCACTGTTATAACATTATCATTAGCTTGGGCAGATGCTCTTTCTGCATATATGTCATTAGTCGTATCTGATGTGTATCCAATTGGAAATTCCCAAGTTTCTCCAGATGCTAACTTTTTAAAGTATATTCCTGGTCCTGCTGTGTTGTCTTTATACAAATAAATATCTTCATCTCCAGCATTACAAATTATTATTGCTACCGCACTTGAATTAGCACTAGCATCAAATACTTGGACTGCTGTGTTATCAACATCATAAGATGTAGTAGATAATATCTTTAAAGCATTTACTTCTGTTCTAGTCTCTAGATTGCCATCTATTACTCTTGATTTGTTCCCTGATATAGGGTCTTTTATTGTTACCTCTTCGGGCATTTTAATTATCCTCCACGGGTTTGATTATAAGGTTGGCTATTACAGCCATAGTTAACTATATGTTAAGGCAGCAGATGTACCATCGCCACTATTATAAATTGTACTTATTTGGGTTTCTGATAATTGCCATTTTTTATACCTCTAAATTAAAAAAAGAGGGGAATCCCCTCAAAATGTTTAAGCAGATTTCAATACTGCTATTTGGTTATCATTCAATACAGCATATCCCCAATCTTCAACATAAGCTACTGTGAAAGCTCTGTCAAGTGGTTCGTATTTACTATCTATCGTTGGTTTTCTCTTTTGTGCTACTACAAATGCTCTTGGTCCAAGTAACAATGCTTCATAAGCTGTTAGGTCGGTACTTACTGCGTCGGTAGTTGCTACACTAGTAGAGAATACTTTCAATCCAAGGTACATACCAATTTCACCGTTCATTAATACATCTCTGTTACCATAGTAGGAAGCATATTTGAAGTTTTGACTCTTCAATAAATTACCTTCTTGGTGTGGGTGTATTACTAAATAAACTGGGTTCCAGTTTAATGCTCTCATGGTTGCAATCCCTGTAGCGATAGTATCTGTATTGAACAAATCTGTACTTGCTAAATCCGTATCAGCAGCTTTATTATTTACTCTAACAGTTGAACCTGTTCCACTTACTAATCCACCATATATGGTTTGGTCTTTAATCAAAGCCAATGCATATCCTGCATCAGCAGCTTTCTCATTAACTATGTTAATGAAAGCTCTATCCATCTCTTTCCTTGTGATTTGGAAAGCTCCACCATACTCTGTTGGAGTTACTTGTGCTTGTGTGTAACTTGGTTTCTGTATATCTACAGAATCAGTTTCAGTTAGAGCAGCAGCAGTTAAAGCAGCACCTTTAGCTATATTCAAAATATAACCTGGTTTGTTTAATAATTCCTCATTTTGAACACCTAATGGAGCAATAACTAAATTTGCCTTAGCGAATTCCTCTATTTTTCTGTTCCAAATTTGTGGATTTAAGTAACCAGCTGCAGTTTCACCAGAATCAAATACATCTGTATCAATTGCTCTTAATACTAGTTCTTCACTCATTTTATTTCCTCCGTTTGTTTATTAATTATCATTCCTTACAAACCGAGTGTCTTACCAATAATACGAACAGGGTCATAATCTTTATTTTTTTCAACAAGGTTAAAAACATCCTCTTCTGTTGGTTCTTTTTTAACAACCGGTTGCAATGGGTTTTGATTATTTTCCCATCCCTTTCTTTGGGCTGGTGCATCATTTAATTTTTGTTCTGTTTCAGATATCTTTTGTAAGATTGCTTGTTTTTCTTCTTCAGACTTTGCTAGTCTTGCTTCCATATCTGCAATCTTTTGTTCCATAGATAATTCTTTTTTAACTTCTTGTGTTACTTCAGATTTTATATCATTCTTCATTTTTTCTGATTTCTCTTGTTGTTCTTTTTCTATTTCTTCGTTAATCTTATCTAGGTTAACATCTTCTTCAGAATCTTTTTGTTCTTCTTTTTTATTTTCTTCTTCACTCATTTTCTTTTACCTCTTCATCTATTTCTAATAGTTTTTTCATTTCATTTATTCTATCATTATATGACGAAATCTCTGTTTCAAGTTCTCTTATCTTCATATCTCTGTTTAGTTTATTTGCTATCCTTACAACATCTAACCATTCATCTGTCTTTTCGTATTCGAATGTTGGATTTATTGGTCTTGGATTTTTATTCATAACATCAAATTGAGCATACATTAAATCAATTCTTCTCCTTGTAATCTCTATAGCCTCATTAGCTACTTTAATTGCATTTTCGATGTTTGTTTTTTTATCCATCATGTCTCCAGGAAAACCATCTAGGTTTCTTTTGTGTTCTTTAATTTCTTTAGCCATTTTCATTTCCTCTCCCTTTCAATTTTTAAGTTGAAAGATACATCCATATCTTTCTTTCTTTCTTCATAGACTTTTAACCAATCAGTATTTAGGTGTTTACATAAAATTGATGTGTCAACATATGCTTGTACACCAGCATTCTGTAAGTCTAAATAAAGCCAAGAATCTGCATGTGTTGGTATGTCTTTTTCATACCTAAATTTGAACTTCTCTAAAAGTTCTTTCCTCATTAAAGTACATCCAATACCACAACCATGAATTGGTTTTACTGTTCCATCAATAAACTGTAACATTTCAGACCACCACATTTGTCTTATATTTAGATGTGGTGTTCCGTCTGGATTAAGTCCTTGTGGTTCAACTATTTGTAATATTGGAAACTTATGTTCTCTAAAACCAATTTGATACATACCAGAAACTATCAACCGATTATGGTTCATAAGTTTTGGAATTATATTCTTTGGTGGAAATACATCAGATTCTATGCTCATTAAATAATCATATCCTTCATCAATAACCTTTTTACGGATTATCTCATTGCACTCTGACATCATTTGTGCTAGATGTGCTTTCTTGTTAAAATGATGAACTACTTCTATCCCAAAAGTATCTCTCATCCACTTTGCGTGTTTGCCTTTATCGTTTGTGTTATCAACTATGAAAATATCATAGTTACTATACTTTAAATCCTTTATGTGTGCAATCCACTCATGAACGCAATAGTCCTTGCCTTTATAAGTTGGACATGCAACCAATACTTTTGGTTGTTTCATCATTTCGTGTATGCAGAAGTTATCCTTGAATATTTATCCACGGGTTCTCCTGTTAAACTAAATTTCTTTATTGTTCCCTTTCTAGCAACATTAACATATCTACCATTCACCAATTCTAATCTTGTTGATTCTTTATCAAGACCAACTTCAATGCTAAATGCATCATAAAAACCCTCTTTGATTTTATTCCATAGAAGTGGGAAATTATCTGTGTACTTATCTAATTTTGCTTTCACCCACAAGCCATTACTATCAATGTTTGTATCTACAATCTTCATAAAGTTTTCATATGTTGGTAAGTTATCTTTTACCTTCATCCCTCTTTTCATTCTAGTACCAACATGGTCTAAATCTCCTTTTATGTTAATTGGGTGTTCTTTGATTTGTTTTGATAATGATTCTAAAAGCTCCGGAGTAAACAAATAATTATCCATTGAAAAATTTGGTGTGGCTATGTACCCTTCAAGGAAATAGTCATTAGACAAATCACCAACACTCTCTCCTCTACAAACTAATTTTTCAGAGGTTAGTGTTACCTTACCAGACATATTTAAATCCCTTCCAATCTTTATCCATTTGTCTCCTTCTTTCTTGTATTTCTTTTTAACCACTGCCCAAGCTATTTGTCCTGCTCTTTCTGAACCATACTTTTCTTTAGCTACTTTGAAAGTAGACTCCCACATCTCTCTAGCCTCTTTAGGCAATTTCTTCAACATCTTCGTTGGCATTTTTGTCCTCCGTTGGTTCTACATCCATTGCGGTTTGGTACTCTACCCATACAACAATTTTTCCATTTGATATTGCTTGTGGTGGGTGAACAGTAATTATATTTTTTCTATCTAGTTGCATATCAAAAAGTTTTGCGTTTATTTCTTCTATTGATGGTGCCTCTAACATAGCTACTCTCCTATATGCTCTTAAACCATCTACCATTTTTTATTTAACACCTCTTCAGCAAATTGGTCAAAACCATCTTCTTCTGTAAATGCTTTACTTCTACCAATTTGTTCGTCTCTTGTTTCTGCTTCTTCACCAGTCTTGTGTTCTACTGGACCACTTTTATCTTCTGGTTGCCTACTTGGTGGAAATGGATTCTTATCCATTGTTGGTTTAACAATCTTTGCTCCTTCTGGTATTTGAATTCCTACATCTTTTATGTATTGAAGCAATGATTTGTCATCTAATCCAATTGCTTTTAATGCAGTGATGATTTCTATATCTTCTTTCTCCGCTCTCTTATCTATTGGTGGGAAATCTAAGTCTGCTTGACCCCATCCAAGTAATGGGAATAATTCCCAAGAGAGTTCATCTGAGATTGTGTCTTGTATTGATTTGACTCTTCCATCAAAAGCCTTTCTTGACTGGACTTCTGAGTTACTTCTATTTGAATCATCTGGGATACCTGCAACAATTGCTGGTACTCTCAATAAAACCAAGATTTGCTGTCTACAATAGTTTAATAGGGTAGTTAGTTTGTCTAAATCTTTTATCTCTCTTCCACTAATCTTCTCCATAGCACCAACAAAGACATGTTCCATCTCTGGATGGTCTCTAAGCACTTTTAAGTCATTTATAAATGCTTTAATTTGTACATCTGATGCTTTCTCTGCTCTCCAAGAATCTCTAAATTTATCAAATCTAAAGAGGTTAGTTAACCAAGTTTCCAGGAACTGTTTTAAACTAATTGTTTTGTAAAGTGTTTTTAAATCTACTTCTCCCCACAAACTTGAAGTGATGTTATCCATACTTACATGGACACACTCATCGGTTGTGAAGTATACATCTTTTCCTTGTCCACCGTTAAGTTGTTTGTATCCTTTTACTTCACCATGTTCATCTGAAAGTATTTCCATTGTGGTGGTTTCTAAGATGTGTAATTCTTGTGGGTTGTTTCCTTTGTATACTACTTCAATAAATGCATTTTGATATATCAAAAGGTTTAAGGTAAGTTGTTTTAGAAGTCTTTTAAATCTATATTTTTTCTTAAGGTCTCTCTCGATTGTTTCTTTTAGTTTGGCGTTCTTCGTTTTTATAACATAGCCATTTTTTAGTATCTCATCACAGAGTGCTCTAATAGCAGCCTTAACTGTTGGTTCGTTTCTAAAAACATCCATAACCACATTCAATCGTGGTTTGTCCATTATTGGTTCCTTATCGGAATAATAACCAGAGATATATCCTCTAGATGCTCTATCGACATCAAATTGGGTTTCTTTTATAATTTCCATAATTAAAATTCATAGGTGTGTTTATATAGGCTTCTATCCAGCTGGACTTTTATATTGCCTATTTAGGGTTTTCCCTACACTATTATATAGGGTTACATTTTATTTATAAATCTTTCGGTTTTCCTACTCCAAATGTCTGAAATCTCTCATTTTTTAGGTTAAAATTACACTTTTCACAGATTTCAACATTTAATTCATAGTAGGTAAGGCATTCAGGGCATTGTCTTTTAAACCTTCCATAGTGGTTCCATGGTACTTTAAACTCTTGTAGTTTGTTAAGGTTTTCCAAAACCCATGTTAAGTCTCTTTCTATAAGATTCATACATTCTATCCATCTTAACTTTGCTTCATCCGGATTGTATAGAACTAGTGGCATTATGATGCGTAGTATATCCTACCCTCCTCTTTTATTTGTTTTATTTGTTCTAGGCAATCACTTATAAACCAATCAATTGCCTCTTTTTCCTTTAAGTACCTAACATTTAATAATGCTAAATCTTTCTTAGCTGTTTCTAAATCTCTTTCATAATCTCTTGCGTTTCTCATGCTAAATAACTCCTTAATTCGGGTTCTGTATCTACAATGAGATATGGGTATGTTGAAAGAACAAAACTATCTATCCTATCATCTAACCCACCAATTGGTTTTTCAATTATAACAGAACCTCTTTTATTGTCTCTCTGTTGTAATACTTGCATTTGTGATATTAATTCAGGTACAAATGGAAATCTTACTTTCCTTCCTTCAGAATCGCTACGTTTATTCATAGCAGATTTAAATCTCCAAAACATTGCGATTTTATCTCTTCCAAAATATATTCGGATTACATTCTTACCTTTTCCTTCTAACCAAAAGTTTATATCTTGTCCTTGTGGGCAATCATCAACAACATATTGGAAGATGTTAAACCTAGATTCTAGGTCTTCTATTTGTCCTCTTAGGTTGTTGTTATCATAACCACCAGGGTACTCTCTTTGGTAGGCAAGTCTTACTTCATCGTGTTCCTCATCAAGGTATGAAAGAGTTATAACTGTTCTACTTTTAGTCATGCCATAATCAATCCCACAAGTATAGTTTCTTGTTTTGTCTTCAAATAAATGTGGTAAGTCATCATCTGTTGCTTCTTCTATTTTCCTTTGTTGGAAGAAAGCATCTGCAGTAGAGGTAAACTTTGCCTCATACTCTTGTGCAAACCTTATTGGGTCTAGGTCCTTCTTCTTATCCATAGTCATCTGTTTGATTTCTTCATTTGGGCAGATTGTCCAATCCCACCAGTACCTAGAATAAGTGAAGGGGGTTTCATCATCAGGTAATGGTCTTCGTTTATCTTCTGGGTCAAAGTAGTGGTAGAAGAAACCCTTTTGACCATTTGGTGTAGAAAGTAAAACAATTCTTCCACCAGTAAATCTAACCGTTGGTTCTATAACCGTATCAAAGATTTCATCAGGTACAAATGCAGCTTCATCAACTATGACTAAGTCTCCGGTATAACCTCTTGAGGAATCGGTAGGGGGTAATGAACGAATAACTGAACCATTGGTTAATGTGAACTCTTCTGTATTGTTTGGTTTCTTGTCATCTATTTCTTCTGGTAATGTCCAAGCAGGTTCTTCATCAAGTTTAAAGGGGCATTTGTGTTTACTGTGCTCTTGGTTTAGGTTTTGTTGTCCAAAGAAGATTATCTTCTTCATCTCTCTTAAGAACTTCTTTGCCTGTCCGGTACTCTTAGAAAAGATTAAGACAGAGGAGTTTGGGTTATACATAGCGTGGAATAGTGCTAGGATAACTACCACCCAAGTCTTACCAATTTGTCTAGAGCTACAAACTGCAATACGTTTAGATTTGTCGAGTAATAGCATGTATTGGTAAACGAATGGAACAATACCTAAGAAATATTTTGCGAAGATTGCAGGGTCCTCTTTTGCTGACTCTCTAATTTTAGCCCAATTGGGTTTAAAGCCATCTTTAACCTTTAGCCTATCTTCATATAGTTGCATAAATCCTTCAGAAATAGTTGTGTAATCCATTCTTTACTAATGGGTAGTATTACCCTACTATATATATGGTAGAACTTATATATAAAGATTTAGATACTGCAGTATACATTATTTATAAAGGAACCACTT